TTCGGCGGGACGGCGATCAGTTTAGTTTCCCGCCGGTTCAATCCGGTGTTTAGCCTGGTGCTGCAGAAGGCCTTGGCGACCGCCAAATAGGTGGCTATGGCAACCAATGCCCGCGCCTGCGCCAAATCCTGAGCGCACAACGCCCCCAATAATCCCAACGGGTCCTTCCTAGGGGGTCAAGCCGCGAGGGCATTGCGCGCCTCGATCGATTTCTAGTCACGAGATTTTTACTAGGGGGTTGTATGGTGCATGGCCTTGCGCGCCAAGGAACCCAAGCTGAGTTCGGTTCGCTGGTCGGCATCAGTCAGCAAGCCGTGAGCGATTTAATGTCGCGCGGCATCCTAACTCCCGGCGCCAATCTGATCGACTGGCAGCAAGCGTACTGCGCGAATTTGCGCGAGCAGGCCGCTGGCCGCTCCTCAAGCGGCGATCTTGACCTAGTCCAAGAGCGCGCCCGCTTGGCGAAAGAACAGGCTGACAAGGTGGCGATGTTGAACGCCAGGCTACGCCGCGAACTCGCGCCCGTCTGGCTGCTCGAGATTGTGCTCGCTGGCGTCGGTCGCCAGATCGCAGGCGTTCTCGAAGCCATTCCAATCAACCTGAAACGCAACTCGGATTCGATCACTAGCAAGGATCTGGAGTTCATCACCCGCGAGATTACGACAGCCAGGAATCTGGCCGCGTCGGTTGAGTTTGACTGGAGCGAACTGGATGAACAAGACAGAGATTCAGAAGGCCGTCCAGCGGGGCCTGTCCCCGATGAGGGCGCCTGATCCGCTAACCTTGTCCGAATGGGCCACGCAGCACTTCTATCTGTCGGCCGAGTCATCGTATGTCGAACAGACATGGGATGCCTATCCATACCAAGTGGCGGTAATGAATGCCATCTCGAATGACGACATGCGAGAGGTGGACTGGATTAAGTCCGCGCGGGTCGGATACACCAAAATCATTTTGGCGGCCATGCTCTATATGGCCGAGCACAAACGCCGCAACCAAGCCATCTGGCAGCCGACAGACGACGATAGCGACGACTTTGTAAAAACCGAGCTGGAGCCCGCGCTGCGCGACGTGGTGTCTATGCGCAAGGTGTTGCCGCAATATCTGGCGCGCCACAAGAGCAATACCCTTAAACAGAAAAAATTCACCGACTCGATTCTGTTCACCAAAGGCGGTAAGGCCGCCAAGAACTATCGCCGGATCTCGATCGATACCGGCTTCCTGGATGAAGCGGATGCGTTCGACCGCGACGTCGAGAAAGAAGGCGACCCGTTCACCCTAGCCAAAAAACGTACCGAGGGCGCCACCTTCCCCAAGATGGTGGTCGGCAGTACGCCAAAGCTCAAGGGCTTCTCCCTGATTGAGGATCGGGTCGCGCTGGCGGATGTATTCCTACACTTCCATATCCGCTGCCCGCACTGCGGCGAGTGGATCCCATTGACGTGGGGGGGGCGGGATGAGCGCCATGGCTTTAAGTGGGTCAACAACGACCCAGAGACTGTGGCGCATCTCTGTGGCGAGTGCTCGGCGCTGTTTACTCAGGCCGATTACCTCACCGTCTGGCAAGCCGGTCGCTGGATCAGTGCCGAAGGAATCTGGACTGAGGACGGGCTGCGTTTCTTTGACCATGCCGACGAGGAGATTTCCACCCCTGGGCATGTAGCGTTCCACATCTGGACTGCGTATTCGCCCCAGGCAACCTGGTCGGATATCGTGCGCGAGTTCCTTGCCGCCGCCGAGAAGGCCAAAGCCGGTGATATGTCGAAGATGAAAACCTTCGTCAACACCACGCGCGGCGAAACCTGGGAAGAGGAAGTCGAAAAGACCGACTCCGCGGCGCTGGCACAGCGCGCTGAACCGTTTGCGCTGCGCGTTGTTCCGCTCGGCGGTTTGGTGTTGGTCGCCGGCGTGGACGTCCAGGCCGATCGCTTTGAAGTTGTGGTTTGGGCTGTGGGCCGAGGCGAGGAAACTTGGACTGTGGATTACGTCCAGCTGCACGCCAATCCGGCTGATGAAACCGAATGGGACAAGCTTGATAGCTATCTGCAGACGGCATTCCCGCACGCCGGTGGCAGCATGCTCACCATCGAGGCCGCCGCAGTGGATACCGGCGGCCACTATACCCATCAGGCGTACAACTTTTGCCGCCAGCGCGTGCGCCGCAAGATTTTTGCGGTCAAAGGCGACAGTCAGCAGGGCAAGCCGGTTAAGGGTCGCAGCTCGGTACAGGATGTCAGTTGGCGCGGCAAGGTGATTAAGCGTGGCGTCAAGTTGTGGCTGGTCGGTACCGACACCGCCAAGGACTTGTTGCACGGTCGATTGCAGATCGTCGACGCCGGACCCGGCGCTGTGCATTTCAGCAAAGAGTTGCCCGAAAGCTTTTACCAGCAAATCACCTCGGAATACCGGGTGCTGGCCAAAACGCAATCAGGCGACCAGTACCGGTGGGTAAAACCGTCCGGCAAGCGCAACGAAGTGCTCGACTGCACGGTTTACGCCATGTTCTGCGCCCAGCAACTGGATTTGAATCGGTTCACGGATCGGATGTGGCAACGCCTGGAAGACGCGGTGCAACCGCCAACCGGCGATATGTTCGCGCCGTCTGTGAAACCTCTTCCCCCTCAAACCCAAACAGCGCCAGAAGCTGTACCAGCCATTTCGGCGCCAGCTGCGCAGCCGCGCCGCAAATCGTCGGTCGGACGCATGGCATAGGAGTTCATATTGTTCACGCCGCGAATCAACAACTATACCGGCCTTCCCCCGGCCACGTTGCAACAGTGGCTGACTGAGGCGCAGCAGGCGTTGCATGACCTGAGCACTGGCGCCAAGGGGGAATCGTTCAGTTACACCCAGGGCGACGGTTCCAAGTCCATAACCTATACCCGCGCTAATATTGGCCAGCTCCAGCAGCACATCAACGAATTGATGTACGCGCTGGGCATTCGCCGCCGGCGCGCGATCCGACCGGTGTTCTGATGGAAACCATCACCCTACTAGACGCCAGAGGGCAGCCGATGGCGCCATCGCCCCCGCGTGCCTACGGGAACTCAACGATGCGCACTGAGGGCGTGGCTGGCGCGACGGCTTTTCCGTATGAGGCCTCGAGCTGGTCGACGCAGGAGATGGGGGAGTGGCTCCCTTGGATCCGGTCACCAGATGCCGAAATCAGCCAATTCCGCGACCGGATGGTGGCGCGTTCGCGCGACCTGGTGCGCAACGATGGCTGGGCATCCGGCGGCATCACCCGGATTTTGGACAATACCGTTGGCGCGGCGCTGCGTCTGACGGCAATGCCGGATTACAAGGCGCTGGCGGCCATGACTGGCCTGAGCGTGTTTGATGCGGTTTGGGCTGCGGAATTCCGCCGCACGGCTGAAGCACTGTGGCGCAATTTTTCGGAAGACATCGGCCACTACAACGATGTATCGCGTCAGTTGACCGTGTCCCAACAGATGCGTCTGGCGCTGCGTCATAAGCTGGTGGATGGCGATTCCCTGGTGGTCAACTACTGGCTACCCGAGCGCGTCTTCTCCGGTGGGGCGCACTACGCCACCTCATATCTGGTTGTCGATCCAGACCGACTGTCGAATCCATACCAAATGGTCGACACCCGGTACATGCGCAATGGCGTTGAGATCGATGATCACGGTGTTCCCCTCGCGTATCACATTAGAAAGGCTCACCAGAACGACTGGTACAACGCCATCGAGAGTATGGAGTGGGAGCGAGTGGAGCGCGAGGATGCCGATGGCTGGATGCGCGTCATTCATGACTTCGAGCGGGATCGCGCCGGACAAAACCGGGGCATTGGGATATTCACTTCGGTGCTGTCTCGGTTCAAGATGCTAGCCCGCTATTATGGCGTTGAGTTGCAAGCGGCCACCATCGCAGCGACATTCGGCACCTATATCACCAGCCCGTTTGACGCAGGCCAAGTGGAAGAAGCGCTGAACAACTCGGATGAGCTGTCGGCTTATCAAGGCTTGCGCGCCGACTTTCATGAGGAGCGACCTACCTATCTCAACGGCGCGCGTATCCCCACCCTGGCGCCGGGTGAATCGATTGAATCTGTCGCGTCGGCGCACCCGCATTCTGGCTTTGGCGAGTTTGCCCGCGAGATGCTGCTCAGCTTCTCTGCGGCATCAGGGATTTCGGCGGAACAGATTACGCAGGACTGGTCTCGCACCAACTATTCCAGTGCGCGCGCCGCGCTGCTCGAAAGCTGGAAAACACTAAACCGCCGCAATATTGAGTTCCGGATCGGCACCGCCAACCCGATGTATGCCTCCTGGCTGCATGAGGCGATGGATAACGGTGATTTACCGCTACCCAATGGCGCCCCTTCGTATCTTGAGGGCCGTACAGCCTATGCGCGCTGCACATGGCTTGGCACCGGGCGCGGCTGGGTAGATCCGGTCAAAGAGAAGCAAGGCGCTGTTCTCGGCATGGATGCGGGCTTGTCCACGTTGCAGCGGGAGTGTGCCGAGCAGGGCCTCGATTACGAAGAGGTTATTGAGCAGCGCGCTGCTGAAATCCAAATGTTCAAGGATGCCGGCCTGCCGCCGCCGAAGTGGTTTGGCGATGATGCGACCAGTGCATCCACCCCGGAAGAAGAGCCTACACCAAGATGATCAATTATCCCCACCTGGCACAGCGATTATTCAATGTTCCGCTCGCCATTACCCCTCAGAAAGCCGAGGTGGTCATGGCGGCTTTGGCCGATCGCTTTGGCCTGAGTCGGTTGTTCCATGCCAACGGTAATGTCGTCGCGCTCGACTCGTGGGACGGCGATATCGGCGAAGAAGCCGTATCCCGCCCTTACGAGGTCGCTGCGGGCATCGCCATTATTCCGGTTCAAGGCACGCTGGTGCAAAAACTTGGCACCTTGCGGCCTTATTCCGGCATGACCGGCTACGACGGCATTCGTGCCTGTCTGAGCCTGGCGCTGGCAGATAAAAAAGTCCGTGGCATTGCTCTCGATATTGATAGTCCTGGGGGTGAGGTCGCGGGGTGTTTTGACTTAGTGGACGCCATCTATCAGTCGCGCGGTGATAAGCCCATCTGGGCCATTCTCACCGAAAACGCCTACTCGGCGGCCTACGCGCTGGCCAGCGCCTGCGACAAGATCGTTGTCCCGCGAACCGGCGGCACGGGCAGTGTGGGCGTGATTTGTATGCACGTCGATATGTCCAAGGCGCTCGGCGCGGCGGGAATGGCGGTCACGATCATCCATTACGGCGACCGAAAGGCTGACGGCAGTGATGTGCGACCGCTGTCACCCGAGGCGCTTGAGAGGATTCAAGCCGACGTCGATGCGATGGGTGATTTGTTCGTAAAAACCGTCGCTCGAAATCGTGGGCTTCCCGTTGCCCGGGTAAGAAACACCCAGGCCAGTACCTATCTCGGCTCCGAGGGTGTCGGCATTGGATTTGCCGACGCCGTCATGGCGCCGGATGAGGCCTTCCGTTCCCTGCTCGCCGAGTTGGGTTAATTTTTTTGGAGATAAAAAGATGTCCCTTGTGAAAAACTTGGCACGCAAGATGACGTTTGCTCACTTGTCTAGCCTTGGCGCTTCCAGTGGGCGCGCTCAGGTTGATGATTCGGATGACGACGATAAGAGCAAGAAGGGTCGCCGCGCCGAGGGCGACGACCCGGATGAGCGTGACCCCGACGACGAAAAAGGCAAGAAAGGCCGCCGCGCCGAGGAAGATGATCCGGATGAGCGCGATCCTGATGATGAAAAGGGCAAGAAGGGTCGTCGCGCCGAAGAGGATGATCCGGATGAGCGCGACCCTGATGACGAAAAGGGCAAGAAAGGTCGCCGCGCTGAAGATGACGATACCGACCCCGACGCCGAAGACGATGAAGACGAAATGCACGGTAAGAGTGCAGTCGCCCGCGCTCGCCGCCGTGAACGCGCGCGCTGCGCCGCCATTTTCGGTTCGAAGGCCGCCGCGCGTAACCCGGCCCTGGCCGCGAACCTGGCGTTCAACACCGCCATGACGCGCAGCCAAGCTCTTGGCGTGCTGCGCGATTCTCCGGCGGCGCATGACCCGAATGCGGGGCGCTCAGCCAGCAACCCGAATATCGGTAACGGTGGCAGCCAGTCCCCGGGACGCAAAGCTGTCTCCAGCTCCAGCTGGGACCGCGCGTTTGCCAAGGCCAACCCCGGCTCGCGCCGTTAATTCTTCCATAGAAAGGATTTGCACTTATGGGCAACCCTATTGTGACGCCATTGCAAGAGCAGCTGCATAACAGCGGCTTCATTGTTTCCGAGGCGCCGGGCCATCAATCGCGTGACCAAATCACCTTGACCGGCGGCATGCTGGTTCTGGCTGGCACCGTTCTGGGCCAGATCACCATCAGCAATGGATCGCCGGTGGCCAGTTCCATCGCCGGTTCCGCCAACGTCGGTAACGGCACGCTGGCCATTGGCACCCAACCGCAGGCCGGCTATACCCCTGCCGGTGTATTCGCCATCACCTTTACTGATCCGACCCATTTCAGCATTGCTGGCCCGAATGGCTTTAACGAAGTGGATCTCCCGGTTGGCGCTGCGTTCAACGCAGACGGGATGATTTTCACTATCACCGCTGGCGGCACCGCCTTTGCTGTGGGGGATGCGTTTCAGATTACCGTTACCTCCCCGGGGTCTACGGGTCAGTACCGTCCGCTGAACCCCGCAGCAACCGATGGTTCTCAGGTGGCGGCGGCGATCCTGTTCGCCACCAAGGATGTGACGCAGGCCAATAAACCGGCCCTGGCAATGACTCGACTTGCCGAAGTCAATGGCTCCGAACTGATCTGGCCGTCCAGCATCACCGGCGCGCAGCAGACCGCCGCGCTTAACCAGTTGACGGCCATCCACCTCATCGTTCGCTAACTGTAACCACCCCTCTAATTTTAAAACCGCCTTCGGGCGGTTTTTTTATTTCCGAAAGGCAGAGCCATGCCCGGCAATATCCTTGATATTTTCCACCAGGATGCATTCTCCGCAATCACCCTGACGGACGCAGTACAACGTAATCCGTACCAACCGGTCGGCTTGGGTGAGATCGATATTTTCGATCCGAACCCGATCCGCACCAAAGCACTCGCCGTTGAAGAGCGAACCGGTAAGTTGGTGTTGATCCCGTTCAGCGAACGCGGCGCCGAAGGCACTCAGCGCACCACTGAAAAACGCAAGATCCGCTATTTTGATGTGCCGCGGCTGATGCACGACGACACGATCTACGCCGAAGAAATTCAAGGCGTGCGTGAGTTCGGTGAAGAGTCTGTTTTGATGCAGATCGAAACCGAAGTCGCCCGCCGCCTGTCGGGCCCCACTGGCTTGCTGGCCTCGGTGGAATACACCAAGGAATACATGCGCCTGGCCGCAGTGCAAGGCCTCTGCCTGAATCCGGCCGATGGTTCTGTGGCATACAACTGGTTCGACGAATTTCAGATTACCCAGGCGCCTGAAGTCGGTTTCAATTTAGCTGCTGGCACGCCTAATTCTCTGCGCCCGATCTGCAACGGTATCGTTCGGAGCATGGCGCGCAAGGCCCAAGGCGCCTTTACGCCGACCACCCGCGTCTATGCGCTATGCGGTGACTCGTTCTATGACTTGCTCACCAATCATCCGGATGTGATCCGTACTTTTGTGAACTGGTCTGATGCCAAGGCGTTGCGCGACAACAGCCAAGGCGCGGCTTTTGATGCCTTCGATTTCGCCGGCATCACCTGGGTCAACTATCGCGGTTCTGACGATAACGCCACCATCAAGATCGCTGACGACAAGGTCAAGTTCTTCCCGGTAGGCGCGCCTGGCATTTTCCGCGAAGCGATGGCGCCTGGTGAAACCGTTGATTGGGTCAACACCCCGGGTAAGCCGGTCTACGTCCTGCCGATCTTCGATCAGCAGCGCCGCATGTGGTGGAAGATGGAAGTCTATTCCTACCCGCTGATGATCTGCACTCGTCCTGAAGTGTTGTTCTCTGGTCGAGCCGAGTCATAACCATGTCAATCGACTGGGACGCGCTGGTGCTCGGCCCGGTGCATCGTACGTTCGGGGAGCCGGTGACATATCAGCCGGTCTCCGGTCCTGCGAACCCTGCGTTGACCGGTGTTTTCGACGAAGGCTATCAGTCCAGGATCGAACTTGAGGACGGGTCGGTTTCCTGGACGACGCAGGCGCCGACATTGGGTATTCGTCTCGCTGAGTGGGGCGGTGCTCCCCAGCAGGGCGAAACGGTGACGATTCCGAGTGTTGAGAAAACCTTCATCGTCGTCGACGCCCGTCCTGACGGTCATGGTGAGATCCGGTTGATTCTGGGGAGCGTGTCATGACGACATCCTCAGATTTGCGCGCAGCGGCTGTTACGGCGCTGACCGGAGCAACCGCGGCTGGCGCCAACGTCTTTTCCCCTCGCACCTGGCCAACCTGGAACGGCTCTTACCCCGTTTTGTTCGCAACCACGCCGGATGAATCCGGTGAATCACATGGGCGCACCAGTGCGCCGCACTTTACCGTGACGACGACCCTCAAGGTCGTGGCGCGCGTACAGACCGCAATGAAGCCGCATGACGCAGGCGCAGCCGATGCACTGGTCCAGCTGGAGCTGATACGCGATGAAATCAAGGCCGTGGTCATCAACGCGCCGAACTTGATGCCGCTACTTCAGCAGTTCGCCGCTTTCCGCTGCCACATGGAAGTGACCGAGGAAGGGGGCTTTCACCTGGGCGAGCTGGTAGTTGAAATCGACCTGGAGTTCTACCAGGGACCGGATTGCTTTTATCAAGATCCGGGCATTCCGCTCGCAGCTATTGGCGCCACCGTTGTCCAGCCATCCGGCACTGCCGCACCGACGTTCTCAATTTCTCTCCCCCAATCGTAGGAGGTCCATATGTGGGTTAAGCCCGCTCCTGGTCTCAAGGTTCGCGACCCCGATACCAAGCAGTTACTGCCCGAAACGGGCATCGAAGTGCCGGATGATTCGATCATCTGGAATAAAATACTTAACGATGGCGACGTGGTTAAATTTTCGCCGCCACTGACCACGCAAGGGAGTACTGAATGAGCTCGGTACCCTTTCGCATCATCCCGTCCGCTCTGCGCCTGCCCGGCGCTTTTTTTGAGCTGGACAATTCTCAGGCCAATACCAGTAGTGGTGGCGCTCAGCGCACGCTGATCGTCGGCCAGATGCTGAGTAGCGGTATCGCTACGCCAAATGTCCCGATCATTTCGGGCGGTGTGGGCGATGCGCAGAATCAATTCGGCGCATCCTCCCAGCTGGCCAATATGGTCAGTATGTACCGTAACAATGATGCGTTCGGCGAGGTCTGGTGTTTGCCGGTGTCGGATGGTGTCGGCTCTGCGGCGGCGACCGGTTCCATTGCCTTCTCCGCACCCCCTTCGGCGGCTGGCGTGATCGCACTATATATCGCCGGCACCGTGGTTAATGTGCCGGTGACGGCTGGTCAGGCAACGGCATCGATCGCTACGGCGGTGGCTGCGGCGATTAACGCGATCGCCATGATGCCGGTGACGGCGAGCGTGAACGCTAGCACGGTGACGCTGACGGCGGATAACAAGGGGCTGTGCGGTAACGAGATTGACATCCGGCTCAATTACTACGGCACCTCGGCGGGTGAAGCCACGCCAACCGGGCTGACGTACGCCATCACGGCGCTATCTGGCGGCGCGGTCAACCCGTCGCTGACTACCGCGCTGGGCAACTTGGGTAACACGACGTTTGACTTCATTGTGTCGCCCTATACGGATACGCCAACCCTGACGTCATTGCAGCAGTTCCTTAATGACCAGACTGGCCGTTGGTCCTGGATGCAGCAGCTCTATGGTCATGTGTTTTCCGCGTACGCGGGAACCTATGGCGGTTTGACCACGTTCGGCTCTGGCTTAAACGATCAGCATAAGTGCGTAATGGGTTTCTATGGCAGCCCCACGCCGAGTTGGTTGTGGGCCTCCGCAATTGCTGGGCAAGTGGCGGTCAGTGTACGCGCCGACCCGGGTGTTCCGGTGCAATATCTGCCGTTGGTTGGTGTCCTGGCGCCGCCGTTGGCTAACCAGTTAATTAAAAACCAACGCCAGGCGTTGCTGTTTGACGGCATCAGCACCTTCATTGTCGAGGCCGATGGCACGGTACAGATCGAAAACCTGATCACGACTTACCAAACCAATGCCGCCGGTGTTCCCGACAACAGTTATCTGGAAATCGAGACCATGTTCCAGCTGATGCTGGAGATCCGTGTGCTGGAGGCGGATTTTCTCAGCAAGTTCGGCCGCTGCAAGCTGACCAGTGATGAATCGAGACCGGCGCCGGGGTCTGGCTTGGTTGCGCCCAAGACGATCTGGAGCAACATCGTCGCGCTTTACCAGGAGCGGGAGCGGCTTGGATTTGTCCAGAACAGCGCCGAGTTTGCCAAGAAACTGGTGGTACAACAAAACGCCACCAACCCGAATCGGGTGGACATTCTTTGGCCTGGCACACCGGTCAACCAGATGCGCACCTTCGCGACCCTGGTGCAGTTCCGCCTCGCCTGATCGTAAATCGAAAGCCGCCTTTGGGCGGCTTTTCCCATTCTGGAGGACAACAGCATGTCCGGTAATGCTATTGCAGGTAGCGTCGACCTCACCGTCAACGGGACTACCTATCTCATGGAGGGTGATTGCAAATGGTCGCCCAACTCCTGGAAAAAGGAGACGCAATCCGGTCTGGATCGCGTCCACGGTTACAAAAAGTCGCCGTGCGCGCCCTTTATCGAAGTCAGCATCCGTGATAGTGGCGGTCTGACTGTCGCTGACTTTGGCGATATGGATGGCGTCACCGTCACCCTGGTGCTGGCAAACGGTAAAACCGTGATTGGCTCCGGCATGTGGACCGTCACCCCGCAAGAAGTCGATTCCGCCGAAGGGAAGTTCACTGTCCGCTTCGAAGGTCCGACCGATTCAGTAACCGAAGTCACTGCGAGCTAAACATGGAACTTCAAGACACCAAGACGATTACCCTGCGTAAGCCCATCACCGTGGGCGAACAGACGGTCACCGAAATCACCTTGCGCGAGCCGACTGCCGAAGAAATCGGCCGCGCTCAAGACAAGGCGACGAATAACACCTTCGCCACCATCAATCTCGTCGCAATCGTCGGCGGGGTCTCGCGTGCGGTTGCCGGGAAGCTCTCGCAGCGCGATTTCATGGAGGCGGCGAATTACCTCGCACTTTTTACCGAGGACTCCCCACAAACTGGCGAAGCGTTGTTGCCGATCTAACCAAGTTCTACGGCTGGGGTCCAAAAGACGCTTGGGGAGAACCCGTCTCCCGGCTGATGTGGTGGTTTAAAGAAGCGCAGAGGATGACCAATGGCGAATAAGCTCGAAATCCTCATCACCGCCACCGATAAGGCGACCGCGGTGATGAACCGCGTCAACGATCGGGTCGACCGCATGACCAAGCCGTTCAATGCGCTTGGCAAGACGATGGGGGATTTTTCCAAAGCATCCGGGCTGAGTAATGTTGGCAAGGAATTGGGGAAGATCAAAACCGTTGCCGGTGATGTTGCTTCTAAAGTCGCGAGCATTCTCCCGCCGCTGGCGGCTGTCGCTGGCGTAGCCTCGGTGGCGGGGATTGCCAGCATGGCCAGCGCATGGGGTTCAGCCGGAGCCGAGATCGACCGGACTGCTGGCGTCATTGGTATTGGCACTGGTCGCTTGCAGGAACTCCGCGGCGCTGCGCGTCTTGCGGGGCTCTCTGCGGATGATATGACCGGCGGTCTTAAGACGCTGGGCGCGACGCTAGAAGATGCGGTGACAGGGCGCAATCAGACCGCAGCCGGTGTTATGGCGCAGTTCGGCATCCAGTTGCACCGGACGCGCGACGGCGCTGTCGATACCAGCCGCGCGTTTCTTGATGTCGCTTCCGCGATGAAGCGGCTGCATGGTAACGCCCAGGCTCAGCAGCGTTTCGCCTCGATCTTTGGTGTTGAATCGCTGCTGCCACTGCTGCAGAAAGGCGGGGCTGGCATTGAGGCTTACGCCACTCAATTCCGCCAACTCGGCGGCGTGATGGGGCCGGAGCAACTGGCGCAAGCGCAACACTACAACGAAGGGCTGATCAAACTCGATATCGCGTTCGATAAGATGAAATGGACTGTTGGCGCTGCACTGGTGCCGACGCTGCAGAAGCTGGTGGATTGGGTTGCCAAGATCGATTGGGACAAAACGACCCGCTCGATTGAACGTACGATCGACCGGGTGCAATCCATGGTGGAATGGCTGGGCGGATGGAAACAAGTATTGATTGATATTGCCGCCGTCATGGGCGTGCGCTTGATAGCCAGCATTGGTTTATCAATCATCAACATCGGTCTGATGGCCGCTGAATGGCGGGCCGTATCGCTCGCTGCGGCGGAAGCTCAGGCCGCGCAGTTGGCCGCAGCGGAGACGGGCGCGGCAGGCGTTGGCGTGGGCGCGGGCGCGGCAGGTGCTGCCGGCGCAGCTGGCGCGGCAGCCCCCTGGTTGCCGACGCAGGGTTACGCTGTTGCCGCTGGCGGCGCCGGGTTTGGCCTTTTGTCGCGTTTGCTGCCAGGCGCTTTTGCTTTATTTCACAGCGATAGCCTGAATGCCGGCGAGGATAACTGGGCGGCGAAAAACCGCACCAAAGGTAAAAATCCCGCCGCTGCCGGTCTGTTTTCTAAGTTGGAGCAACAATATCACCTGCCTGCCGGGGTGCTGGATAGCCTCTGGTCCGCTGAGTCGAGCCGCGGCAAAAACATGCGCTCACCCAAGGGCGCCTTGGGCCATTTCGGGTTTATGCCGGCCACGGCGCACCAGTATGGCGTGCGCGATCCTTCCGATCTAATTCAATCCGCTGGCGGTGCTGCACGCATGCTGCGCGACCGGTTGAATGCCGATCATGGGGATCTGGCCACCGCGCTGGCGGACTACAACTGGGGCTCTGGCAACGTCAAAAAATACGGGCTGCAGGCCGCTCCGCAGGAAACGCGCGGCGAAATTGCCAAGGTGTTTGGCGGCATGGGGCTCGCGCCACCGGTGAATTCGCTTTATGCCTCCGCCGCGAAATCCGTCAATACCGGGTCTCCGACTGGCCAGGTTGTCACCGCCAATCAGCCTGGATCGATGTCCAGCGATGGTGGTGGCGGCAAGGTCGATGTGGTGGTGGAATTCGTTAATGCGCCGCCTGGCATGCGGCCTCAGCTCAAAACATCAGGAAATGTGACGGCCCGAATCGGGACGTCGGCGGTGGGAGTGGCCCCAGTATGAATGGAATCGTCAAGCTGACCAATTTTGCCGGCAGTATCGGCGGGGTCGCCTCCGCGCTCGGCAATCTTGCATCAGACTTTGGGGTCGGGTCGGGCTGGCAGGACTCATTGCGCCAAGCAAGTTTTGGCGGCGTGCCGTTTGGCGTCGATATTGCCGCGGGTCAAAACGGCCGCAAGGTGGCTGTGCACCAATATCCTTGGCGCGATGGCGCATGGCCTGAGGACATGGGGCAAAAGGAGCGCCGCTATGAAATCACGGGTTTTCTGATCGAGAACTCTGTGGTATACGGCGGCGGCTCGGTTATTCAACAGTTGGGCCAGCTGCGCGCGGTATGCGAGATGGCTGGCCCGCAGAGTGTGGTACATCCACTGTTTGGCGCTGGTCAGGCCAGCGCGCTGGATTTTAACTGGGAGGCGCGCGCCGATCTCGGGCGTGTCATTCAGTTTCGGCTGTCCCTACTGAAGGGTTTGACGCGGATATTTCCGGTGACGCAGAGTTCTGGCGTTGCTTCTGCGGTGAGTGGTCTGCAGTCAGCTTCGCTGCTAGACATGGTCAAAGATGTGGCGTCTATCGTTGCCGCTGGTGCTGCGGCGGTCTCCGCCGCCGTGACCACGGTGGTGGGCTTTCTAACCTCGGTATATAAGCTAGTCCACGACGTGCGCCGTGTATTCAATTCCATCAGCAACCTGTCCGGTAACTTCGGCCTGTTGTTCGGTGGGGGGAATAAAGGCTATGCCGGTTCGAATATTGACACGAACTCGACGGCAACGACATCTGGATCGCTGGAAGCGGGGGTGGCGCATGTCGCGGCGGTAATGGCTGCGTCATCTTCGCTGCAGGCGGCCGCCGGGAATATCGGTTCCGATCAGGACTCCTTCGCTAGCGCGGCGCTGTCGTTGATGGCGTCGATCGCTTCGGCTGCGACCAGCCCGCGCGATGCCATCCAGATCCTTTCGACGTTGGCGGCTTATAGCTCAATAGGCGCGACGACATCGTCGGTGATCGGCAACGACATGGCGACGATGCAAACAGCGGTATCCGCATTCATGCGCCGCGCTGCTATTGCTCAGTTGGCGTCGGTGGCAACCACGTTTCAGCCGCAGTCGGTTGAGGATGCGCTGGCGGTGCGCAATGCGGTGATCGCGGTCATTGATGATGAAATCACCCATGCCGGCGATGCTGGAGACGACAACAGCTATATGGCGCTGAAGGCGCTGCGCCAGGCGGTAGTGGCCGATCTAAATGACCGCGCTACCCAGCTATCCAGCATGGCCGACTACACCTTCCAAGCCGCGTTGCCTGCCTTGAGCCTGGCCCAGCAGTTGTATCAAGATGCTGCGCGTGCCGATGAGCTGATCCTGGAGGCGGGCGCGGTGCATCCGGCGTTCATGCCGACGAATTTCACCGCCCTGGCGCAATGAGGTAGACCATGACTGACGAGCTCAAACTTGTGGTCGGGTCTGGCTTCAGTAATGGGCTCATCCAAGCGTCTTATACCATTTCGGGCTGGACGGAAATCCGCGTCACGCGCGGCATTGAGCGCTGCCCTTCGGATTTCGAAATCGGTCTGACCGAGCTCTATCCCGATGAAGCCAGCGTGATGCCGGTTAAGCCTGGCGATGCCTGTCAGGTGCTGCTGGGAACTGATGTCGTTCTGACGGGTTATATTGACCGCGTCATTCCGTCCGTATCTCCTGATAACCACGCGATTCGAGTGACTGGCCGGGGCATCTGCCAAGACTTAGTGGATTGCGCGGCGGAATGGCCTGGAAGCCAGATCAGCGGAGCCAGCGCGCTGCAGGTCGCCGCCACCTTGGCGCAGCCCTATGGCATTAGCGTGTCGAGTGACATTTCTGGGCAGCGCATCATTCCGCAGTTCAATCTAATGCAGGGCGAAACCGCATGGGAAATTATCGAGCGCATTTGCCGCTTTAGCGCACTGATCGCCTATGAGCAGCCAGACGGCAGTCTTTTTCTGACGCAAGTGTCGTCACCGCCGGCGGCGGCCAGTGGGTTCAAGCTCAGCGTCAATGTCGAGCAAGCCAGCTGTGAGTTCAGTATGGATGGGCGTTACTCCGAATACCTGGCTTTCCTGCAGGCGGTCAATCCGTTCACCGAGGGTGGCGATGGCGGCAACCTGATTGCCACGCAGACTGATATCGGTGTTACGCGCCATCGGCGCCACGTCATTATCGCCGAAGCCTGCTGGGGCGGTCTGGATATCACCCGCCAACGCGCGGTGTGGGAAATGAACCGCCGTATCGCCCGTTCAGGCATCGTGCATCTGGTGACGGATGGTTGGCGTGATTCGGCTGGCGTGCTTTACCAGCCCAACTCGCTGGCGCATCTCGAGCTGCAGCAACTGAAGTTACCCGAGTGCGATTGGCTGATCAGCGCGGTGACCTATCACCGTGGCGAGCGCGGCACCACCTGCGAATTAGAACTGATGGCGCCAGCGGCATTTGCGCCTGAGCCGCTGCAACTGCTGCCGGTGTTTATCGACGGCAACGCCATGGGAGGCAGTCACTGATGGAAATTTTGCATCGCCTGGCGCGGCGGATGTTACAGGTGGTCGGGCGCGGGCGGATAGGCGTAGTGAATGACGGGGATGTCATCCAGCGCGTGCAGTTGACCACCAACGCACTGGAAACCATCGATAACATGCTGCGTGTCGCCGAATATGGCTTTGCCAGCAACCCGCCCAGCGGCACGGATGCGGTGGCGGTGTTCATTGGCGGCGACCGCTCTTCCGGTTTGATTATTGCGACCAACAACCAGACTTATCGATTAAAGGGCTTGGCTAGCGGTGACGCGGCGATCTACGACAGTCGCGGCCAATCTGTCTGGCTGACCGCCGAAGGTATTGTGGTGAATGGCGCCGGTTTACCGCTGACGGTGAATAACACACCG